AAGCCAAGTTAACACATGAAAAGAGTATGAAGGACGGGGCTACTGTGGCACAGTTTAACGAGACTTTGAAGGAACAAGTCGAGGGTCTCGTCAGGAAAGTTGACAAGCTATCAGAAGATAAAGAGAAACTGTTGCTTGAGATGAGTGACATGAAGGCTTCACTGGCAGAGGCCAACATAACTATCAAACACTTGGAAGAATTGTTGAGGGCAAGATAATGGCTAAGAAACCTACTGCAAAGAAAGCACCTAAGGGCTACCACTACATGCCAGATGGTTCTTTGATGAAGGGCAGTAAACACAAGTCTACCCCTAAGAAGAAGAAGGGTAAGAAGAGTGGCTACTAAACCTAAGAAGCTAACAGATGCTCAGAAGTATCGTCAACTAAAAGCCCAGACTGAAGCAGCTGGTATGAAGGTTGAAGAAGTCAACGGTAAGATAGTAGTGAAGCAAAGGAACAGACGATAAAACATACAAAGAAGAAGCCCTACGGTAAGGGTACTAAGAAGAAATAAAGTAACATAAGGATACATACTATGCCAAAAGGTGAAACATCCCGTCCAAATAACCGTACAGAAAGACAAGCAGTTAGAAGCCGTAGGGCAATGAATGCTGGGTTAAGAGGTAAATCAAGGGTTAACCAACAAACAATTTACAGTGGACCAAGAAACCAACAAGACCAAACCACTTTGGCTAACAGAGACGCAAAACAAAGGGCCAGAGAAAGGGGCGCTGCTCTTGAACGAAGCACTGGCAGGGGTCTAACTAACAGAACACAATTTACTAGACGTAGTGATGGTACTTATAGCTCTTCTCGCATCAGACGTAGGTAGTTTCAACTAAACCTAATAAGATTAAGGAAGCCCCCAAGGAGAAATCCAAGGGGGCTTTTTATTGGTCTTCTCTGTAGGACTCGAACCTACAACCTAGTCATTAGAAGTGACTTGCTCTATCCAGTTGAGCTAAGAGAAGCTAAGCTATGACTCAACTTACCTTGTTTGAGCCAGCACTGTCAGTCTATGTTTGATCCTGCCACTCGTAGCAGTCCATGTTAATGAGTTCTTTATCAGGATTGCTTTGAACAACTTGGTATAAAACTAGGGCATCTTCCATACAAGCCGTCTCAGTAGTGTAGACTTTAGGAGGAGTGAAGCTTACACAAACAAAACCCTGACAGACTACAGCAATCAAACTAAACATACTAACCTCCCTCCATCTCAGTAATCAAACGATCCAAGTACCACCGTGCCTTGCGTAGGTCTTCTACTGGTTTACCTTTGTATCTGTATCGGTGCATGTACTTCTTAGCATTGCCCTCTAGGTAACCCATGAACATCATGTGGTCCATGTTGTCCTTCATGTAGACAATACATTCGATCTCACCATCACCGTAGTGAGCAGGTTTGTTAACTACATCCTCGTACTCGTGTTGCTTTACATCTGCGTGTGCCAGATTCTCTATGTTCCACTTAGCCATTACAAGTTCTCCTTCATGAATACCTTTACCCACTCAGCACATATACCACTTCTAACAATGTCGTCAACCCCAAACTCAATGATAGGTACATCAAGCATGTACTTCTTAGCTAGGTGGATAACTTTAGATAGGCCATCTGCTTCCTTCAAGTCTGACTGCTGTGCATCACCGTTAAGGACAATCGTAGAGCCTTCACCTACCCGTGTCAACAGCATCTTAAGTTCATGTGTTGTGATGTTCTGTGCCTCGTCTACAATTATGAAGGCATTATCGAAGCTACGGCCCCGCATAAGAGCAAGAGGAGCCATCTCAATGTTGCCATTCTTGATCCCTGTTTCGACTGCTCCCTTGCCAAGGTGCTTCTCCAGAACGTCCAAGACAGGTAAAGCCCAAGGCATAGTTTTCTCATGTAGGTCTCCTTTCAAGAACCCTAGTTCCTTGCCTACAGCTACGTGAGGACGAGTGACCACGATCTTGTCAACCTCCTTGAGTGTGTACTGGTCAGCTGCGTAGGTGGCAGTGACGTAGGTCTTACCTGTACCAGCTGGCCCAAGGATAAACACCTGACTGCTACTGGTTAGGGCTTGGAGTAACTTACCTTGGTTGTCAGTACGAGGGATGATACCTGAGGTCTTCTTAGCTGAGGCTCCCTTGTATGTAGTCTTGCGACGGGTACGTGGTTGTTTCTTTGGAGGTTCATTACTCATAGGTTAATCAACTCTGCTTGAGTGTAGGGAATATGGAAGAACTTCTCACCCTTCTGGATGTAACGACCCTTAGCCTCCTTAAGACTATCCTGTGTCAACAGTGTGTCCTTGATACGCCATGTCTGTTTGAAGTCAGGACGAAAGATGTAGAAGTTAAGGACACTAAAGGGAGAGGACTTGTACATCTCTAGCAACCTTTGCTTTCGTTCAGGGATACGGACCTCTGCCCAGTGTGAAGGCCAGTCACCCTTCCATGCAGTCTTAACCTCTGCTTCGTTGTAGTAGGTGTAAGCCCCTTTCTGAGAGATTACATCTACGTTGTAGTTCTCCTCATTGTTTACGATGGTGTGACCGTTATCTTCAAGGTAGAAGACTAAAGCATTACGGGCTGGTGCATCGTATGCTTCATACAAAGCTTTGTTGAACTGCTTTCGTACTCCTGTCATACCTCACTCCCTTCTACTTCACCCAAGAACTCTTTCAACTCAGTGTACCCTCCAATGTGAGTACCATCAGAAGAAAAGATTTGAGGCACAGTCTTAAGTCCTGCCTGTTTCATCAGGGTCAGTACCCACTTAGAGCTATCGGACTGTACGTTATACTCTGTGTAGCCTTGCCCTGCTCCTTTCAACAGGGCTTTGGCTGTGTCACAGAAGTTACATTGGTTGCGAGTTATGACAGTGTACATAAGTTATCCTTAGGTTAAGTCTACGATTTCACATGAGTCACCAGAGCAAGCAAGTGTCTGACTACCTGATGTGTTGTCCTCATTCTCATACTCTGAAAGCTTAGACCAGTCAATACGATCAGGCATACACGACTTAAGAATTGTGTAGTCTCTCTTGCCGCAGTCCTGATAGGGTGCTTGCTGGTACGTGTGTTCATTGAACGGTAGGAATGAAACACCTGACATCTCATCGAAGTGTTTGTACACGAAGGCTCCTACCTCTAGCCATTCGTCACCCTTAACATTGATAGTGACAGATGGTTTGTGTTCACACCAGTTACGTTGGTACATGAGCCACATCTCTAGTTGTTCGATAGCAGTCATGTCCTTAGTACACACAGCGCCTTTAGGGGCCTTCTGTGGGAAGCTAAACACTGTAGTCTGGTCAGGCTTGAAGGCGTCAGGTTCACTAGGGATACCCTGATCCTTCATGAACTGGGTGAGAGGGTCTTTGTTGTCACCTCTGACGGTGCGGATATAGTAGGGTGAGTGACGGGCATGGATACCTGAGGCACTGTCAACCAGCTGGGATACCGTGCCTGATGGCTTGACACAAGTAATAGCAGCAGCAACAGGAATACCAAGTTTAGCAGCCCACTCAGCATTGGTAGCAACAGCAACTTCTTTAAGGTGAGCAAGTGTCTTATCCAATCCTTTGTTCTTCAAGGTCATCAGTGGGTTGTCCATGATACCAGTCAAAGACACACCAAGCAGACGTTCTTCAGACGTGTTGTCCACCCACTGCTTACGCAGGTACGGAAACTTAACGAAGGTAGACTGAATCGTACCCAAGATGGTAGCTAGACGTACCTTCTCAGACAGGGTGTCAATGTTATCAGTAGCACGTACCACACACTCAGTCAGGTTACAGAACTGGCTTGGACGCAAGATGATCTCACTACAAGGGTTGGTCCCGAACTCATAGTCAGCGTCACGACGACCATTCATAGCTGCCTGTTTCTTAGATGCCTGACGATTAAAGATACCACGTTCACCTGAACCTGATTCAACCAGAGACATCCACTCTTTCATGAAGGACAGGTTGTCAGGCTTCTCAGTGTAGGACACAGAGTTGTTAGCCAAGGCACGTTGCGGGTTGTTCTCCCACCATGCACCAGACTTAGCTGACCGCATACGATCATCAGAAAGGTTAGACAGAGAGATCATAGCACTGCGACGTACACCACCAACAACTACTACTTCACCAATCTTACACATGATGTCGTGACACTCAACGGAGGACAGCTTACGACCAGCAGCCTTCTTGAATGTATTGATAGTGAAGTTAAACAGATCGACCAGAGGGGCAGGACCTGATGCACGACCACCAAATGTCTTGAGTGGAGCACCAGCTGGACGGACTAAACCAATGTCCCACTGAGGAACCTCACCACTATACAGGAGTGCAATCACTTGACGGAAAGCCTTGGCCCACCCCTCTTTGCTGTCCTTGACGACGATTGTAGTCTCACTTGTGAACAGTTTCTCTGGGACTTCAGGAAGCTTAGAGATGGACTGACGTTCAACACTGAAGCCGACACCAGTACCACAGAGGAGGATAAACATAGCCTCATCGAAGGACTTAAGGTCATCTACGGCTAGGTAGCTACAGTTGTACATACATGTGTTGTCACGTTCAGCAGCAGCACCAGCTGTCATCAGTGAACGCATGGACGGCATGACCTCAAGGCCCATGATGGCTTGCTCTAGCTGGTACTTAGTCTCAGGGTCAACCATGTCACGGATCACGTTAACAGAGAAACGTGTGACTGTATCATCCCANGACTCACGACCTTGACCCTCATGGTACTTAGCATACCGTGACTTGTGGATGAATGCTTGGTAGTCTGTTGGTAGTTGGTTGCTCATCGGTTATCTCCTGACCCTTGAATGACACCACGTTCCTTGCGGCTCTCCAGTTTCTCAATGTTGTTCTCAGCAATCTCTGTCAGGCTGTAACCTAGATCATTAGCTATGTTAGCCAGATACCAGAGCACGTCACCCAGTTCCTTGGCTGTCTCGTGACGACTAAACTTATTGTCACGTACTTGCTTCTTCACCTTCTCAGCTACCTCACCTGCCTCACCACACAGGCCCAAGGTAGGGTAGAGAACCTTGTGTGTAGCAGGGTATACTGCGAAGCTAACTGCCTTTGTTTGGTATTCCTTAAAGTTCATCTTCTTCTTTCTCTATTACAAACCCTAAATCTATGTCAGCTAGGCGTTCTAAGTTATCAAGTATCTCATCTTCAAAGGCTTGAATAAACATGAAGGGTGTTACCCTTGCTACCTCTGCCATCTCTTCAATAGAAAACCTTTCTAAGATGCGTACTCTTAAGTCTTCATTCATTGATCCACTCCTCAGGTATCTCCTTGTCTGCGTATAAGAAACCGTTCTTGTTACACCAATCACCGTAACTAGACTTAGCACCCTTGTAAAGCTTAGACCTACTGTTACTAAACACAAACCTGATGTCTAAATCTTTACCGTACTGTCGTTTTATCTCTAGGTGTTTGCGTCTATCAGCAGCTGTGAACCGCCCCTTTGTCTCGATTATGATACCGTTGTGAAGAACAAAGTCTGGTGTGTACGTTCTAATCTTGAAGTCTTCCCACTTAATCTTGGTTTCTTCGTAGGTGTACTTGACCTTCTTCTTCTTCAGCATCTTAGCTGTTTGTTCTTCAAGGCCAGAACGATACCCAGCCTTGATTGCTTGTTGTCTAGTTGTGAGCTTCTTAGGCAATGTCAATCTCATCTACTCTAGGAGCCTTGACTACCTCAGTTAAGTACAGAGGGAAGGGCATGGCTGCATACTTGTAACCCTTGAGTCCTTCACCATCATTAGCATCTGCCCAACAAACTTTCTTGAAGTCACAAAACACACAGCCAATGTCTAGCTTACGGTTACCTGTCTTAAGGTCTAGGATGTCAGGGTAGCACCGTTCAGGTGGNTCATCCAATGCCAGCTGTTCGTGTAACTCTTCTACTCTTTCNTGTGTGTCAGGCAGTACATTCTCTGATGGNTGGTACAGGGTAAGAGCACCATCAACTTTGTTCATAGCCCAGAAGGCTACACCCTCATTGTCTGGTACACCCTCACTGTAAGCAGAGATTTGTTGNAGGTAACCAAAGGGATCGTCAANGGGGAGGCTACCATTAACAAACTTCTTGAAGGCAAAGGGTGAAGCAGACTTAACATCAACAACATGACCATCAATCACTGCGTCCATGTGTCCTGTAATCCCTGCTACCTTTACTTTCTGTTGCTCATGTGTCACAGTATGACCAGAAAGTTTAGCTATAGTCAAAAGAATCTCTTCGATGATGTCACCGTAAAGAAACTTTAGCAACTTGTCACCAGTCAGTACCTCTTTCTTATGCCCCTGCTTGTCATACCATAGTTGTCGGGAGGGTTTACCTATGGCAGACAAGCGGAGGTAGAAGTCACCACTCTTACGAGGGGTTAGGCGAGACCTAAGTAGTTCTTTTAGGTTCTCACCAAAGGCATCAATAGCCTTATCGTTTTCTTCAGTCTTCTCATACCCATCAGTGAATACAGAGTAGACATCTTCGATCAGGCTATCAATGCTTTTAGTCATTAGTTATTCTCCTTAAAATTCGATAGACATTTCTTCAACAGGTGCTGCATCTACCGCAGCATTAGTAGCATTGGATCGGATAACTGCACTAGGTGCTTCGAAGTCTACCAACTCTTGAATCTGACAGAAGTCAAAGAACATCTCCATAGTCTCACGGTTCATGTCAGACAGGTGACCAAGCTTAATGATGTTACCGTAGCTACTGTCACCAATAGTCACGAACATGTTAACCTTGGAACCGTTACCGATCAGTGAATCAGAAGGGTTACCTTCCTTGTCATACACCTCACCGAACCGTGTCCAGCCACCAGATGTTTTCTCAGCAAGAGCAATAGAGATGAACTCACCCCCATCAAATGTTGAATCCTTACCTGACTTAACTTTCTTGTTAAGTTTGTAGTCAGTCATCAGACTAGCAAGCTGATCATTCATCTTGATAGCTACTGAGTACTCCATCTCTTCGGACATGTACTTGTTGTCAGGCTCTTGCAACTTTGCCCAGCAAACTTCTACATTCTTTAGTACGATTTTCTTATCAGCCATTCTATTCTCCTTTGGCGTTGGTCTGTTTAACTATTCTACTACACACACAATATAGTGTCAATGGGTTTCTAACCAGTTGCTACCGATTTTTGCTTCACCGTCCATTGGGCAGTTTAACTTGAAGAACTTACCAGCATCTATGATCGACTGGACTTGTATCTCTCCTAGTCTCTGAGCTTGGTGTTCGTCTACTTCTGTCTGCCATTCATCGTGCACCCATGCACACTGCTTAAAGTTTATCCCTTCCTTCTTTGCTTGACGTTGCCAGAACACATTGGCAAGCCTCATGATTACAGTTTCTCCACCCTGTAGGTAAACAGACAGGGCAAGGTGATCACTACCAATACGGAGGATACGACCATCAAGGCCCTTCATCCATCCCATACTGGCAGCACGTGACGCCTCACTCTTTAATCTCTTGAGTGTAGGCAGTGCCTCATAGAAGTTCTTCATAGCTACGTTAGCCTGACCACCATTGCATCCTAGTATCTCAGCAATCTTGCCGACACCTGCCCCTAGTAGGAAGGCATAGATGAATGTCTTAGCTGTGGGTCTGTCCTTACAGTGACGACCTAACGCATTCATGTTGAACGTGTGTATGTCCCCATCAATTACTTGCTCAGTGTACACAGGATCGTTCATGTAGTGGGCAAGCACACGTAGCTGGATACCTGCTGCATCTGTACCCACTAGAAGCTTACCCTCAGGAACCTTGAAGACCTGACGACACTCAGCTGCGTACATACCATCCATCTTCCATAGGATACCTTCCTTACCATGAGGGACAGACGGGATGTTAGCCATGTTAGGACCACGGTGTGCTGCACGGTGTGTGACAGCCCCTGTAGTGATCACTGTACCATGTACCCTGCCATCCCCCTGTGATTTCTCTAGCCACTCCTGAGCTAGCTTCCAGCGTGTCTCTAGTACCTTCCATGCCTTGAGGCCTTTGACTGCCTGAGGTGCATCATCAGGGATGGTTGCTAAATTTTCTGGGCAAATTTTATAGCTCTCTCCTGACTTGGTTTTAACTGTCGGCTTCCACCCTAGCTTGTCTAGACGTTTGTTAATCTGAACAGGTGACCCAAGGTTGAACTCTTCCCACATAATCTTAGTGTAGTCACCCTGTACATTACATCCTTCAAGCAGTTGGTTAGCAAAGATAGCACCATCCTTCTTACGTTTGATCGTGACCTCTTTGACTGGCACAGCAATAGGAACCATGAACTCTTTAATCTCTGTCTCAATGCGTAAGGTCTCCTTCAAACACACAGTGTAGATTTCCTGAGCAAGATCAGTGTCAAGTGCAAATCCATTAGCCTGTTGTTCACACATGATGGCGTGTACCATGTGTTCTAGGTTGATAGATGCCTGACTGAATGCCTCACCTTCCTTGAGCAGAGTGTTATAAAGTAACTCTGTAACCTTAACATCCTGCTTGCAGTAGGCCTTCATCTCCTCAGTGTATACTTCAAAGCCACCAGTGTAGTCATCCTTGTAGTCACCTAGTCTCTCACCCCATACCTTGAGGCTGTGTCCACCCTTACGTTGCGGATCAAACAGACGAGACAGTACGAGGGTGTCAACAACATTGGACAGTGGTATCTTGTAGCCCCATAGCTTCTCAATAACGGGGATGTCGTAGCCAATACCGTTGTGTGCTACCCACTTGGTAACCTTAGATGCGAACTTAGCAAAGGCCTTAGGGCCAGTGATAATGTAGTTGCCTTTGACGCCTACCTCTTTAGCCACGACAACGTGAATCTTNGTAGGGTCAAGGCTGTCTGCTTCTANGTCAAAGACTACTTCCATGCTCTTATCCTTCGTAGCTTGTTAGGCGTCCAGTGTGACGTGAGTAGAGTAGGCTNTCTGCTACCCCTGTCTCACCNGTGAANCNGTTCTTGACCACACGTACCTTGGTGGTGTTACGTTCTAACTCATCCTCTGCCTGTGTGTTACGTTCCAAGGCAATGATCATGTTGGACAGCTGGGCAATGCCAGCAGTACCTCTGATGTCGTGTAGTCCGATGACCCCACCCTCTTCTGGTGATTTCTTATTCTTATCACGGCTAAGGTGTGACACCATGATGAGGCAGATGTCTAACTCAATAGTCAAAGTCTTTAGCTTAGTGACAATCTCATCCAAGGCCTTGCGTTCATCCTTGGCGTGGTCACTTACAACGATACTGATGTGGTCTAGGATTATATACTTGCAGTCGCATGAACGAGCAAGATAACGAACCATGCTAACAATGCGTTCAACAGAATTACTGCCGAAACTGTCATAGAGATAGACACGATTACTCCCAAGAGTTGCGTTGTATGCTTCATCAAATTCTTCCTTTGTGTACTGTGTATCTGGTAGGTGCAGCATCTTGTCTGCGTGGATCGACATCATGCCAAGGCCTGTGTCACGTACTGGTTCTTCTAGGAACAGTGTACCTACACTGCCCTTGTCTTCTTGGATCAGGTGGTACAGCAACTCACGCATGACCTGTGTCTTACCTACACCTGTGCCAGCTACAAAGGTAATCAACTCACCAGTGCGTAGCCCCTTGGTCATGTTGTTAAGACCTTTGAAGGGGTAGGCTACTGAGTCATAGTTAGGTGGTGTACTTACAAGTTCATAGAGTTCATTACCTGCTAGGATGCCATCAGGTGTGAAGGGTCCAGCCTTACGGTGGCTGTCAATGAACTCACGTTCACGTCCCTGTGTGATGTAGTCATTAGGATCGTTCAAAGTCATCTTGACTAGGCGTACCTTGCGAGGATCAAACAACTCAGCAACAGCTACTGCTGCCTCCTGTCCTGCCTTGTCACTATCAAAGCAGATGTTAATCTTATCAAAGCTATCAAGCCATTCGTAGTTACGTTTGCAATCCTTGACTGCACCTGATGCACCGTTGATGACAGACACACATGGCTCAGACATAAACATCATCTGGTATGCAGCCATTGCATCGAACTCACCCTCTGTAATGGTGACTGACTTACCTCCATTAGAGAATGCAGCCTGTCCAAACAACTCAGTCTGTGCATTGCCATTAAACTTAAATGTCTTCTCTACTAAACCTCGTTCCTTAAACGCTGCTGGCTTACCGTCTACTGTGTAGATCAGGCTTACCTTGCTACCTGATGTAAGGGCCTTGTACTTCTCAGCTACTGCCTTCGTTAGACCTCTGCTAGGGATAGCTGCTGCTGTGCCTGTTACAGGTGCTAAAGGTTTAACTGTAGTCAGGTGTGACTGTTGCATGTTATCTTCCTCCTCGTCGTTAAATGATTTCGTTTTACATACGTGGCAGTAAGAACCATCCTCGTATGGAAACAACCCGTCACTGCTCCCGCAGCTTCTGCACGGCTGGTGTTTCTTGTGTTCGTATTCCATCGAATAGTGCAATTTCCTGTGCCTCCTTTACTTTAGCCACACACTTAGGACATGGTGACCAGTCTTGTCTATCCTCTTCCCAATATACTTCTCCATCTTGGGTAGAGATGTTGCAGATATAGCATCTCATTCCTCGTCATCCTCCTCAACATATACAAACAGGTTGTAGATAACTAACTCTAATACAAACCAAGGCCATACGATAGACTTAAACAGTACGTGAGTATCACTGTGTTCTACTTCAACTAGGTACAACACTGCCTTCTGCATCATGTACCAGTTGATTGCCCCTAGTAGGTAAAGAGAACTAAAGAGAGTAGGGATTACATACATGATTTGTTATTCCTTATGTGTGTATGTGGCGGGGGGACGTAGTAATACTTATTATACAGCGGATTTCTAACTTGTATAGCCCCTTTCTTTACTAACTTGGTATGTGCCTGAAGGTAGTGACATAGAAGTCACAATGTCAAACAGTTGTTGGGGTGACACGATCAGGTTGTGTAGCATGTCGTGGTCATCATGTTGCGATAGAAATACTACATCATCAAACATCACTACCCTTACATCATCGTACCTGCCTGTGCCATCAAGGGTTGTGACTGTTACACTCTCCCCATTGTCTGTGTCCATCTCTACTGTAAACATTACTCTACCCCGATCAAGGCATCCCATGACACAGGGAATAGTTTAAACATCTCTGTGTTGATCTGGTCAGCTACCATACGTGTCTCGTACTGTGTATCAGAGGCACAGCGTAGGCGGCACATGTCAGCGAAGGCGTCGAGTGAACCCGACCAGTACCATTCCGTCATAGTAGACTGTGGCAATACCATACGTGCTTGCTCTGGTGCTACACCATTGTTCAGTAGGTTCTTGTAAATCATACGTGCTTGGTTGTTGATGTAGTCTGGGCTGATAGATGTAGCAATAACACCCTCACTGCCCTGCTTCTTATCTGCACTACGCCCACGCCATACCTTCGGCACATAAAACTCTGGTTCATTATCCACGTAACGTCTGCTGATCTCATTCCATCGCAGGAACTTATGCTTCACTAGCTGTCGTGCCACAAAGATAGGGGCCTTGACGTGGAAGGATGCGAAGGCATGACCAAAGGGTGACAGGTGCTTATGCTTGGC